GGGTTCCAGTCGCCATTCTGATCAAGGATACGCACAGTTGCCGTTCCCGATAAATACTTATCTTGATATAAGTTGCGTTCTTTGCGAGTGTCAATCTTGGATACCTGATTAGATACATCAACAATCACAGTCGAGCCAGAAGCAAGTTCGGCAAAACCTAGACGGCTAGATCCAAGCACAAAAGGTTCCCCGAAGGAAGCCCCACCAGTCAGGTTAATTTTTACAATAGGCACTGCTGGTAAAGCCATTAGTACACCGTACTGTAATTAACTGGTGTTCCTGCTGCTTGCTGTGCATAGAGCCCTTGAGTAATAGCAGATACTAAGTCGCGTTCAGTAGATACTGATCCCTGCACGGTAAGATTGATGGTTTGAACTGCCCCTTGACGAGCAAGGTTACCGAGGTGAGTATCTCCAAAGCCCATGAAATCACTTAGTGAACTGGCAGGTAATCCAGCGGCAGCATTGCTTGCCGACTCTCCAAGACGAGCCGAACCAGCATTGAAACCGCCCATGCCAATACCGATTGAACTAACTATTGGTGGCACATAATTTGCCAAAGCCGCTAGCTGTGCTGCAATGGCTTGAAGTGTTGATAGCCATTCATCGAATGGATTAGGTACAGAACCTAGATTGATCATGTCACCGCGAAGCTGAGATAACTTTTGAGCATTAGAAACCATGCTGTTGGATAAGCGAGCCGCGGCTGTTAGGTTCTCTTCACTAATTGCAGCTTCTAAGTCAAGAATGTCTTTCTTTAGTGCGACTCTAACGCGCTCTTCTTCTGTGAGCTTGCCTTGAGCAGCAGCAGCTAACTGGATGCCTTCTTCGTCAAATACCTTTTTGCCTTGAGCAAGAAGCAAAGAATACTTGTCTAGGATTTCTTGCTTTTTCTTATCGTCAGCTAATTTCTTCTGAGTTGCTAATTGCTTATTCTTTAGAGCGTTCAATTCTTTTTGTCGTTTAAGTGCTGCTATTTCCAATGCCGCTAAAGCCTGTTGTTGTTTTTTCTCGCTGAGGGTGATTGTAGGTTCAGGCTTTTTAGGAAGTGTCATATTGACACCAAATTGCTTGCCTACAAATCCCTCGAAGATATTCTTAGGTAGGTTCTTTAGGTTTCTTAATACGCTAGTTAATCCACCTACTGCTGTGCCTGTAGATAGTGTTACAAAATTAAACGCCTTAGCTAGGCTCTCAATAGCCTTTGCTGCATCGCTGGCTTCTGTGCCACCGCCAACACGAGCTAAGGCATCAATAAAACCTTCGCCAATAATCTCCGATGCGTTACCTGTGGCTATACCTAGAACTTCCATTTTGTAGGAAGTAGTAGTCAAGTAATCTTCTGCTGCGCCTGCTGATCTATTGAGTACAATGCCTAAAATCTCTGAGAATGATTTAGTGTTTAATTCTGCTCTAGTTAAACCTGTGTTGTATTTTGCTAGACCGCGAGTAATGCCAACATAGCCTTTACCTAAATCTTCTGTAACTGTAGCAAGATCGATACCAGAAGCTCGGCTAATAGTAATTGCATCATTAAGAAGTTTTTGAGATTGAGCCAATGAGCCAGTCGTGGTCAATAGACCCTGAAAGGCTGGACGAAGAACATCATCAGCGATTGCGGCAGATTTCTCAAGATTCGCTATGTAGTCAGCGATCTGAGGGTTAGCAAAGCCAATGCCTAGATTCTCTACAGCTCTGTTAAGTCTTAGGGCAGCAGCTTCATCCTGAGCAAAGGCTTTAACAGATGCTTTGCTGTAAGCAATAATTGCACTTGCTCCAAAAGCAATACCTGTTGCCCCTGCCAATTTCTTGACATTGTTAGTTAGTTTCTGTGTTGCTGTATCGGCTTGCTTGAAAGCCTTTTTGCCTGTGAACTCCGCGGCAATGTTAATGGCTACATTGCTCATGCGGCTCTCCTCAAATCTACTATTTGTGTTCTTCTATTAAATGCAGCACTTGTGTTTTCGATAGCCTTGAATACAGAAGCATTGGCTCTGCCTTGTGTCTTAGCCCATGCTCTAAAGATTAAACGACCCATCATAGATGAATCACCTTTTTTGCTAGGGCCGTAAATCTGACCAAGATTAGAAATGAACTGATTGCCAGCATAAGGATTCACTGATCTAGATACGCTCTTAGATGCACCACCTGCTTTAGGGCCTACCCAATCTTGACCTTGACCGTTCTTTCGACCAGCTCTTTCATAGATAGCACCTACGGCTGTTTTGTTTTGAATTCTTATTGTATTAACAAAGCCGCGAGGATTAGGCTGAGAAGGTGTAGTTTTGTAGATAATACCTCTACGGATTATGCCTGCATCATAGGTAGGAAATTTTGCTTCCGAGAATGATCGAGGTTGCCATCCACTCATAGGAGATGTTGGTGGCACAAATGATCTAGCTTCTGCAACTACTGGCTTGAGAATCTTGCCTAGTTCTTGAGTTAATTCTTTAGCTAGGTCTGGAGCATAAGCAGCCAAAGCTTTACGAAGTGCGACCGCGCCCACGACTTCTGTTGGCATCTTTGATCTCCTTCGCTTCGTCTTTTAGACCTTGCAGTAATGCATCTAGCATTAGCTTGTCTAACTCTAACAAATGTTGTGGCGCGATCCCCAACCTTATGCTTAGCCTAGCAATAAGGTAGGTGAACGGTAGATCGCGCTTTAAGCTAAAGGGTCGGAATCAAGTACCTCAACACTCTTCAGTGTCTCAATAAATTCCATCCCAAAAGGCTTAACAGTCTCACCTGACCTGCGTGTAATTTCCCACGACAACCAGTAGACATCTGACTGCTTCTCGTCTAAGCGAAAGGCTTGATGAAACCCTTTTTTAGCGTACTGTTCAAATGCGTACTCCACTGCTGGAGTAATCTCGCCTTCTAATACGCTTCCATCTTGTCGAACTATCTTCAGTCTTGCCATGTTTTGCCCCTTTGTTAGTTGTTTAGAAAGTACCTGTTGTTGTTACTGCAACTGTTGAATTACAGTTCCATGTTACTGACTGCATTGAAATATCGCCTACAGCACCGTTGATGTCTGTTAGGTTATTGACCAATACTGACATTGTGTATAGAGGGTTAGTAGCTGATACTGCTGCTGACTTATCCTGTAGCAATACAACTGTTACTGTAGTTCCAAATGCTGCTTGAAGTGTTGGAAGTACGCTTGCTGCTGCTGTGTCATTTAAGAAGTCAATAGTGATAGAAGATGTCTCTAAGCCTTTGACTGCCTTCGCTGAGCTATCGCCCATTGCAACAACTGACAATTCGTCAAATGTGCGGTTCAATGTTACTGATTGTACATGGTCTGAAAGGTCAATAGTTGCGACTTTGACACCGACCTTATTATTCAAAAATACGCTCACTATTATTCCTCTTCTTTCTTAGTAGATACTGGCTTTGGTGCTGCTGGTGCAACCTGTCCGATTTTAATCAGAAAGGCTTCGTTCTCTTTTTCCCAATCGGACATGGTTATTCCCAACTTGTTAAAATGGATACGGACATCTCGCAGCTGAGCAGTTCCCCGCTGGCAACATTGAGAATACTTGGTGCGCTTACTGCGCTTACATTATATGTCAAAGATGATAGTGATAGCTTCTTAAACACAGCACAAACAAAATCTTCTATGCCATTGAGGTTGCCTTCATTATCGAATAAAGCGGTCGTAATGACCAGCTTGAAGTTAGCCATTGGACTAATGCTTATGTGCTGGTTATTTGTTGGAACAATGTATTCATCTGAAGGACTGACGATTACAGAATTGGCAAGGATAGTGCTTGGTGGAAAAGCAAAAACTTGATACTTTGTATTATCTACTAATGCTGTTGCTAGAGTAGTTCTAAGAGTTGTAATTGGAACTGGCATTAGCCCACCATTGAAGTTGGTGCGAGTGCGTGAGCTATCAATCCTCTGACCTTAGCGAGGAGCTGCGCACTCATTCGATAAGGTGAGGGCTGGAAATCAACTGCATTAGAACCTGAGAGAGTAGCGGTTCTTGCTTGCCAGATTTCAACAGCGATCATTAAAGCTGCATTTTGTACTGCTTGATCTAAAGTCCAGTCCACATAAGTATCTGCTGAGACTGTGCCAAAAGGTTGCACTGGATGCTCTACTGCTGGAGTGTTATTGTTGCCAGTGATGTTGTAAGTGATGTTGTAATCGCCTACTCAAGTGAGAGTCTTT